ATGATAGAGGTTCTGATTTTTCAGAATGGCTCTTATCGAAAATAGGCGATTTCCTGCGATTTCTCGGTCTGAACCGATAAAGAGGTCATCTTTGATAAGAACTCGCAGGAGAATAAAGGAAATAAAGTAAATTCAATAAAATTCAACGCAACAATGGAAGAGAAATTCAGATTAAAGAGAGAAGCTTATCGGAAACGCATCCGAGAATTAGAGCGAGACTTAGAAATCGCCACATCTGACGATGAGTGTGCTGTAATCAGGAAAAAGCTCCGTAATGTAGAGCGTAACTTGAGGAAGTACGAGAAGCGACCAGAGCGAAAAGATTACATCGTGAAGATACGATTTGTATTTGAGGGCGAAGCTACTGTTTATGCCTACTCGAAAGATGAGGCGAAACAGCTCGTGAGAGATAATTTCGGAATGAACTGCGGCGAAATCAAGGCAGGCGTTCCAAATATCCTGAATTGGGATATAAATATGAAACCAACTAAATCAGTGAAGTAATATCTTTTGATTATGGATAAGATGAATAACTATAAAAGACAATTCAGGGAGTTTGTAGAAAGAGAGAAAATCAAGCTCTATGATAATTTGAGTGATGTTATTGAGACTGATATTCAGCTCTCAGTTGGAGACCGCATAATGTTCACAAATGACTACGGCGTTACATTCGGTCCTCACGAAGTTTTAGGCTTCTGCGAGCCTACACAATATGGAAATTGCATCTACTTTGAACACGATGCGTATTGGTATCCCTGTAAAGTAACCCAAATCACAAAACTATGACAGATATTGAGAAATATAATGAGTTCTTAGAAACAAAGAAAACTCAAAAGATAGTAAGTGGCTTTCAGGTCGAGGATGCAGACTTAAACCCTATCCTCTTTGATTTTCAGAAATACTGTGTAAAGAGAGCTTTGGAGGTTGGCAAATTTGCTCTCTTCGAGGATTGCGGACTCGGCAAGACTATTCAGCAGCTCGAATGGGCAGATAAGGTTTCAAAGTATACTCAGGGTGCAGTCCTGATACTCGCTCCTCTCGCTGTTATCAGTCAAACAATCGAAGAGGCTAAAAAGTTCGGGTATAGTATTCGAGAGTATGATGAAGATTGCGAAATAGGTATCTATATCACGAATTATGATAACTTGGAGAATATCGATGCTTCATTATTCAGTGGTGTGGTACTTGATGAGAGTTCTATCTTGAAAAACTTTGCAGGAAAGACAAGAACCGCACTTATCGAGGCATTTCAGAATACGCCTTATAAGCTCGCCTGTACTGCGACTCCTTCTCCTAATGATACGACTGAAATATGCAATCACGCAGAGTTCCTGAATGTGATGAGCCGAACTGAGATGCTTGCAATGTATTTCGTTCACGATGGTGGCTCTACATCAGATTGGAGGCTCAAAGGACACGCAAAGCAATCGTTCTGGGATTTCGTTTCTACTTGGGCGGTTATGCTGAATAAACCGAGCGATATAGGATTTGATGATGCAGGATATAATCTTCCTCCTCTCAAAGTGATTGAGGAGATGGTTATCACTCCGAAAAAGAATAATGGTCTTCTCTTCAATGAGTCTGCGGTAAGTGCAACAGAGTATCATAAGGAGTTAAGGGCAACCTATCAACTCCGACTTGACAGGGTGGCAGAAATCGTGAATAAATCCGATGAGAATTTCATCATTTGGATAGGACACGATGAAGAGGGAAAATATCTACGCTCTCTCCTGCCTGATGCAGTCGAGGTCAAAGGTAGCGATAGTAAGGAGTATAAGAAAGATAAACTACTCGGCTTTGGTCGTGGCGAGTTCCGCATCTTGATTACAAAGCTGAAAATCGCTCAGTTCGGTCTCAATTATCAGAACTGCCATAATCAGATATACGCATCGCTTGATTTCTCTTTTGAGGCTACTTATCAGGGCATACGCCGTTCATATCGTTTCGGTCAAACTAAGCAAGTGAATATCTATCTCGTTACCACCGATACTATGGCGAATGTCAAAGATAGCTTCGAGAATAAGCAGAGAGCGTTCAAGGAGATGCAAGCCTCAATGACTGAGGCAATGAATAGAAATATCAAAAATAAATTGTCATTACAGAAAATGGAAACTACTAATCAATACAAGAGTGATAAATGCGACATCAGGATGGGAGATTGCGTACAGCTCATTCGTGATATTCCGAGTGAGAGTATCGGGTTTTCGATATTCTCCCCTCCTTTCGCAGAGCTTTACACCTACTCGGATAAGCTCGAAGATATGGGGAACTCGAAAGATTATAAAGAGTTCTTTACTGCGTTCAATTTCCTCGTCAAAGAGCTTTACAGGGTTATGTGGAGTGGTCGTAATGTAGCGGTTCACTGTATGGATTTGCCTATTCAGAAAGGCAAAGAGGGATATATCGGTCTGAGAGACTTCTCAGGTATGATACTTCAGGCATTTCAGGAGGTAGGATTTATCTACCATTCGAGAGTAACCATTTGGAAAAATCCTGTTACCGAGATGCAGAGGACGAAAGCTCTCGGACTACTGCATAAGCAGGTCAAGAAAGATGCAGCGATGAGTCGTGTCGGTATTCCTGATTACCTGATGATATTCCGTAAGGACGGCGAACACGAACACCCTGTGCATTGTGATATTGATGTAGATACTTGGCAGAAATTCGCATCGCCTGTATGGATGGATATAAATTACTCAAATACGCTGAATGGTGCGAATGCGAGAGAGGATAGCGATGAGAAGCATATTTGCCCTTTGCAGCTTGATACTATCGACAGAGCAATTCGCTTATGGAGTAATGAGGGCGATACCGTCCTGACTCCGTTTCTCGGTATCGGTTCTGAGGTTCACGAGGCTATCAAGTTAAAGAGGTTCGGCATTGGCTTCGAGTTGAAAGATAGCTACTTCAATGAGGCTGTCAAGAACTGCCGAAAGATAGAGCAAGAAGTATCTCAAAAATCGCTATTTGATTAGTTATGAGTGCGACAAATTCACTTCACTATAAGCTCTGCTGCGAGGGTGCTAAGTGGCTTCGCAAACAGGATTATGCAAGCTATAAAATCGTTGTAGTAGAGCTTATATGTATCGGTGCTGAAAATCCCGATGTATGGGGAACAAATGGGTTTAACTCTATCTTGATTGAGGTCAAAACAAGTCGTGCCGACTTTTTGAAAGATAGAAAGAAATTCGTCCGTCAGGCACAAGGTTCTAAGTATGCGTGTGGCAATATGAGATATTTCCTCGTTCCTGAGAGATTGGTTTCTCCGGACGAAGTCCCTGCATCGTGGGGGTTGCTTGAATGGAAAGATAATGAAATTTCAATCATTAAACAGGCTCAGAATATACCTTGCGAAAATCACGGAGAATTGGCGATACTCTGCTCTATAATGAGGCGAGAGGGATTAAAGAATAAAATATATAACTATCGTAAAAATGGATAAGAATAAAGCGAAAGACCTCTATACAAGAGGATGTAATGAATACCTGAGATTATTCTGCGAAAAGCACGATTTCGATTTTGAAGATGCGAAGAGTTCTTGGGTAGATGGGAATGTCGGCGATATAGTTCTCTGCGGAGATTACTATGTAGGGTTGCAAACGATAATCACAGATATTGACGAGAATGCTCCTGAGGAAGAATTTATCAAGCATTATGACTATTGCATCAATGCGGCAGAGTTTAATCTTCCACAGCCAAATTTCCACTCTTGGCTGAGAGGCTGCCCTCGTACATCTCCTGAGGGTTTCGAGAGACTCAGGGCAATCAAGAAAACTCTCGAAGATGCAATCAATGAGGAGAAAGAGAATAATTCAAATAATTTCTAACGGTTAAGATTATGGAACAGAATGAAGAAATGAAGCTATCCACACAAGAGGTAAAGGATGCTATCTCGGAAGTAATTATCGAGATGAGAACTCAGCACGAAGAGGCAAGGATGAAAAGTCCGACAGGAATGTTAAAGAGAAATCCCTTTGATAATCTCGATGAGAGAGATTTGATGACTTCTGATTACATCGTTTCAGAATGGGATAACATTCAGGCGAAGAAATCATCTCATAGTAGTTCAGAACGAAAACTATTGTCTCAAATCGTATGGTTGGGATTGAGAAAGGCGGCTATCAAAAAGGCTAAGGATTGCGAATATAATAACTCTAAAACAGAAGAAAATGAATAGTTGGTTTGAAGTAAAAGTGCGTTACGAAAAGGTAATGGAGAATGGCTTGCAAAAGAAAGTAGCCGAACCATATTTAGTAGAGGCTCTCAGTTTTACAGAGGCTGAGGCTCGTGTAATCAATGAGGTTACGCCTTATATCTCAGGCGAGTTCTCTATTGCATCTATCAAGAAAAATAACCTCTCTGAAATCTTTTGGAATGAGGACGGCGATTATTGGTTCAAGGTCAAAGTGAACTTCATCACGATTGATGAGAAGACCTGTAAAGAGAAGAAAAAAGCCTCTTACATTATGGTTCAGGCAAAAGACCTCAGAGATGCAGCCAAAGTCTTTGATGAGGGAATGAAAGGTACGATGTCGGATTACCAGATAGCCAATATCAAAGAGACTTCGATTATTGATATTTTTCGATACGAACCTAAGCAATGAACGCAAGGCAATTCTTTGATAAAGTCTCAGAAATGAGAGAGTGGCAGAAGAAGTATTTTAAGACACGCTCATCGACTGCCCTCTCTCGTTCAAAGCAACTCGAAAAAGAGGTTGACGAAGAGATAGCGAGAGTGAACACAATCATCGGAAAGGAAATTCCGAAGCAACCTAATCTATTTGGAGAATGAAATACTATAACGCAGATATTGCTCATTGTAGCGGCTATTTATGCCCGATAAATGAGTCTTGCCTCAGGTATCATCTATTCTTGGAATGGAATAAACGCAAAGAGGCAGGGATAAATGAACTTGCATCTTTTACAGGTGCGGTATATGATGCAGAAACAGAGGATTGTCCTTGCTTCTATCCTATCCCAGATAATGTAAAAATCAATCAAAATAACTCGAAATGAAAAAGAAAATCATCATAACACTGTCGAGGGTATTTCCTACCACTCATAGCAAACGAGGCGAGCCGACAGGGTTCAAAGAGAAGCTCACTCAGGGCAAGAAAATTCATACTATTCGTGAGAATTATGACCTATGGAAATTGAATAGAGAGAAAATCGAAAGAGGTAACTTCTATCTATCGGTTCGTCAATGGTCGGCAAAGCCTTATAATTCGCCTCAGGTCGAAATCAAGCGGATATTTGAGCCTATCGGCATTCAGCGTATAGAGTTGAAGTATCACGCCGATAATGATACGATAACAGCGAAGATAGACGGTAGAGAGTGGCTTGATGCCGATTGCTACGAAATCGCCAAAAATGACGGTCTCTCGATACCTGATTTCAAAGAATGGTTCTTTGGGCGAGAACCGAAAGAGGATAAGGTTTTCAGAGGTGTAATAATTCACTTTACAGATTTTCGATATTGACCTATTACTATCGATTATAAGTAGATAATATAATAATAAATATATAAAATAATACATAATAGCAATAAAGTACAAAGTAAATGGCATCAGTGAATTTATCAATCGTTGCAGGGTATCTCGGAGATAGTCCAAAGGTAGCGATGACGAAAACAGGTAAAAAAGTAGCGAGCTTCTCTGTCGCCACAACAGAGAGAGGGTTTCAAAAGCAAGACGGAACGGTAATCCCCGATAAAACAGAATGGCATAATGTCGTATTATGGGGCAGACTTGCCGAGACCGCCGAGAAATATCTGCATAAAGGTAGCTCGGTATATGTGCAGGGTAAGATGAGGACTCGTTCTTATGAGGCTCAGGATGGCTCTAAGCGTTATATAACAGAGATTGAGGGCGAAGTAATGCAAATGCTTGATGCAGCTCCGAACTCGCAAAATACGCAAGAAAATATCGCAAATACGAGCGGTTACGGTGGTTATCCTACTCCTGAGCCGAAAGATGATTTGCCTTTCTGATAAATTGAGATACTTATGAGGCACTTAGAAAGCGTTTTGCAACAGAACTGCGTTAAGTGGTTCAGGCTTCAATATCCGAAGCTCGCTTTGTTATTATTTGCAGTTCCGAATGGAGGTGCGAGAAAGCGAGTCGAGGCGGCGATAATGAAAGCAGAGGGAACAACTGCAGGAGTATCTGACCTGATATTACTCTTCCCCTCTAAGCATTATCACGGTCTCTGTATTGAAATGAAATGGGAGAAAGGCAAACAGCAGCCATCTCAAAAGAAATGGCAAAGAGCAGTCGAAGAGGCAGGATTTAAGTATGTCATTGCTCGGTCATTTGACCAATTTATGGACGAAATCAATACTTATTTGCGGTAAAATCTTTTTTTTCGACTAAAAGAGTGCCTAAAAAGCACTCTTTTTTATTACCTTTGCGGAGTAAGTACTTATAAATTATATCGAAATGGGCAAAGGAACTAATGAAAATGCAGGGAACGTCGTAGATACAACTATCCTGAGCATCGAGCTTTCAAAGCTTGAAATGAATGAGGGGCAGCTCGAAGGTCTGCCCGCAAATCCTCGTGAAATCTTAGAGTCGAAGTATGAACTCTTGAAACAGAACATTCAGCAATATCCTGAGTTTCTCAAATACAATATGCTGAAAGTCTATCCTCTCGAAAATGGTAACTATATCATCATCGGAGGAAATATGAGATACCGAGCGATGAAAGAACTCGGCTTCAAGACTGCTCCCTGTATCATTTACCCGAAAGGAACGAGCTTCGAGCGACTGAAAGCATATGTTGCTCTCGATAATATCTCCTTTGGTCGTTGGGAATGGTCAATGCTGGCTAATGAATGGGAAACAGAGGCATTGCAGAGCTGGGGTATTGATTTGCCTATTATGGAAAGTGAAATCAATGTCGATGAGTTCTTTGATAATATCGACAAAGCCGCAGAGAAAGATAAAGGCGAAAAGATTACGGTTTCACTTCCTGATGAGTATGCCGACCAAAAGGACGAAATCAAAACTCTAATTGAGGCGGCTCTTGCTGAATATGAGGGTATCAAAATTAAGTAGCTATGCGGATATTTTTAGCAGGCGGTATTTCGGGAAACCTCAGAGACTTTTGGCAAAGAACTATGAAGATTTTTTTAGCAGACCCTAAATCAAGAAGCGAAGTAGTAGAAGTAATGAAAGTATTTATCGCAGGAGATAACAATAAAAAGAAAATCCTTAGGGAGTCTCTCTTTGGAACTGATTTCTTTGTCGGCGAGGGTGCTGATGCTCTCAAAGAGATAAATATCCTCGAAAGTTTCTATTACCTGAGAAAGAACGAGCAATTTATGTCTCTTGTTAAATACTTTGGCTCGTTCCTCCTCGATAGCGGAGCTTTTACCTTTATGTCGGGCAGTCATAAGGGCGAATGTGATTGGGATAAGTATGTTGAAGAATATGCTGCGTTCATCAATCGCTACGATATAAAACTCTTCTTCGAGTTGGATATTGATAGTGTAGTGGGATTGCCTGAGGTTGAAAGACTCAGAAAGAAACTCGAAAACCTGACAAAGAAGAAGCCTATCCCTGTATGGCATAAAAACAGAGGTAAAGATTATTTTATCAAGATGTGTGAGGAGTATCCGTATGTCGCTCTCGGTGGCATCGTAACAAAGGAAATCCCTCGCAATATCTATGAGAAAGCCTTTCCTTGGTTTATCAATGAGGCACACAAGCACGGTGCGAAAATTCACGGTCTGGGATATACTACCGTTGCCAATCTGAGGAAATATCACTTTGACTCAGTCGATAGCACTGCGTGGCTCTATGGCAATAGAGGCGGCTATCTCTATAAGTTCAATCCGAATACAGGTCTTATGGAACAACTCTCGAAAGATGGCTGTCGCTTGAAGTCGAGAGAGGGAGCTGTAAACAACTTCAATGAGTGGGTGAAATTCAGTAAATACGCAGAAAAATTCCTCTAATTCCGTCTGCTATATAAAAAGCATCGGAATAGAAAAAATGAGCTTAACACTCTTAAAGCTTATGAACATAAAAAGTTTGAGATAATGGAAAAACAATCACTTATAATCATTTCGGGAGGTATGGACTCGGTAACTCTTCTCTATGAGAAGTCCGAGAATATCGCCCTCGCTGTAAGCTTCGATTATGGGAGCAATCACAATAAGCGAGAAATAGGATTTGCAGCTCATCACTGTAATGCACTCGGTATCGAGCATCTTATTGTTCCTCTCGACTTCATCAGTAAGCATTTCAAATCATCTCTCTTAGAGGGTGCAGATGCAATCCCTGAGGGTGGATATGCTGATGATAATATGAAATCTACCGTTGTGCCTTTCCGCAACGGAATAATGCTCTCTATCGCTTGTGGCATCGCTGAGAGCAGAGGTCTGAAATCAATCCTTATCGCTAATCACTTCGGCGACCACTCGATTTATCCCGACTGTCGAGCCGATTTCATCAAGCCGATGTGTGAGGCTATCAAGGCAGGAACTTATGAGGGTATCACTATTGATGCTCCTTATACATCAATCTCGAAGACTGATATTGCTAAGATAGGCAAAGAACTCGGTATTGATTATTCATTAACCTATTCGTGCTATAAGGGAGGCGAAAAGCATTGCGGTAAGTGCGGCACTTGCATTGAACGCAAGGAGGCTCTCAGAGATGCAGGAATACAAGACCCGACCAACTATGAAGAAGACTAATTCAAATCTCATCGCTATCAATGTAGTGTTTGTTGTATGCCTGATTATCGCCAATGTGGTAACAGCAAAGGTTATCAACACAGGTCTGTATATCGGCGGCTCTCCTGTTCTCATTCCGGGTGCAGCACTCACATACGCCCTGACTTTCCTCTGCACCGATATTATCGGCGAGATATGGGGCAAGGCAGAGGCGAATAAAACTGTATGGAGAGGCTTTTTCGCTCAGTTCCTCGCATTGTTTCTCATCATAGCAACTCAATACCTCCCTGCTTATGATGCAGCGACTCAGGATGCGTATAACAGGCTTCTCGGTCAAACTCCTATTTTCGTTATCGGTTCTTTGGTCGGGTATCTATGTTCTCAGACTTGGGATGTTTGGATATTCCATAAAATCAGAGATAAGTTTTCGGGAAATCCTCAATATCGTTGGGTATGGAATAATGCTTCAACGATTACATCTCAGGTCATCGATACCGCAATCTATATCACTATCGCTTTCGGTATTGGTCTTGGTTGGCTTTGGCAAGACGGAGGAGTGAAACTTACTATCCTGATGATACTCGGGCAATATCTATTCAAGGTCGTAATGGCACTTCTTGATACGCCCGTATTCTATTATTTCACGAGATTTTCTAACAATAAAAGCGAATAATTATGTTCTATGTATCAAAACGAATGGAGATAGCAGGGAGTCATCGACTTTCTCTCTCCTACAAGAGTAAATGCGAGAATTTGCACGGTCATAATTGGATAATCACGGTATTCTGCAAAGCTCCGAAGCTGAACGCAGACGGAATGGTATGCGATTTCAAGCATATCAAAGAGAAAATCCATTCAAAGCTCGACCACGGTAACTTTAATGAGCTACTCCCTTTCAATCCTACTGCTGAGAATATCGCTAAGTGGGTAACTGAGCAAATTCCTGAGTGCTACAAGGCACGAGTTCAAGAGAGCGAGGGCAATATCGCAGTCTATGTTAAGGATAATTCAACGGAGGACGAGCTATGAGGGTAAATGAGATTTTCTACTCGATACAGGGCGAGGGGCGTTTTACAGGAACGCCCAGCGTCTTTATTCGTTTATCAGGATGCAATTTAAGATGCGAATTTTGCGATACAGAGCATCAGCCTTATAAAGACCTTACCGAAGACGAGATAATGCAGGAAATCGCAAAATATCCTGCAAAACACATCGTGATTACAGGTGGCGAACCACTCTTGCAGCTCAAAGGCTCTTTCATTGAGAAATTGCATCGTGCTGATAAGTTCGTTCAGATTGAGACTAACGGCACAAGACCTCTCGATGAGTTCCACCTGACTCGCATCGATTGGATTACCTGTTCTCCTAAGTTTGAGTTCTGCCCGAATGCAGATATTAAGCTGCACCACATCGATGAATTGAAAGTCGTTGTGAAGAAAGGTCAGGATATGTCGAAGTATGACAATATCATTGCTCAGGAGTATTATGTGCAGCCTTGCGATGTCAAGGATGAGAAAGAGAACGCAGAGATACTCGCTCAGGCTATTAACTTCATTAAATCAAATCCCAAATGGAAGCTCTCACTCCAAACACAGAAGATATTGAATGTGCGATAAAGACGCTCATTCGAGCAATTGGCGAAGACCCTGAACGAGAGGGTTTGAAAGGCACTCCCGACCGCATTCTGCGAATGTTCAAAGAGATTTTCAGAGGCTATGATGAGTCTCAGAAGCCGAAAATCACCACATTCGAGAATGAGGACGGACTCTCTGATATTGTGTTCGATAAAGGAGATTACTATTCAATGTGCGAACATCATATCTTACCGTTTTTCGGTCAATACTACTTTGCATATATCCCGAACCCTAAGGGGCGTATTCTTGGCATCTCAAAGGTGGCTCGTGTAGTCGGCTATTGTGCAGCTCGATTGCAGCTTCAAGAGAGGCTCGCAAGAGATATTATCAAGATGCTCTCTGATGCTCTGGACGGTGAGGCTCTCGGTTTCGCTATCGTGATGAAAGGTACTCATATGTGCAAGACTATGCGAGGTGTACGAAATGATGGAACTATGACGGTGGCTCATTTTACAGGATTATTCAATCTCAATAGTGAGCTACGCAAAGAGTTCTATAAACTAATCGATTTGAATAATGGCTAAGTTCAATGCTGCAAAGATTGAAGAGTGCGAGGCTTGGATTACCACGCACGGTTTAATAGACTACGGAGGTGCAATGCTGAAAGAGTATTGCAAGGAAATGGGTATCGATGAGAAAACGCATCGCCTATGGATGAAGAAGCCTCAGTACAAAGAGGCGGTCATTCGAGCAAAGGCTGTTTTCAAGCAGAACCTCACTCACGACCTTGCTGTATCTCTCGCTCAGGCGGCAAAGGGATACGATAGAGAAGAAACTGAGCAGGAGTTCCGACCTGACCCGAATACAGGTCAGCCTATCCCTGTAAAGATGAAAAAGAAGAAAATTCACATACAGGCGAATGTCGGAGCGGCTATATTCCTACTTACTAACCTCGACCCTGAGCATTATCAGAACCGACAGAAGAGTGATATTATAGTCAAGAAAGAAGATGATAAACCGATGACTCTTGAAGAGATTAACGCAGAGATTGAGAGACTTGAAAAGTTAGATAAATAATGAAACTATCGCCTATCGAGATAAAACAGCAATTGATGAGATTGAAGCAAGAGAAGTTAAGGCTCGAAGCTCCAACCTCATTTTCTCGTTTTCTCGGTTATGCAAACTCTAAGTATGAATTAGAGTGGTTTCATAAGATTATCGCCGACCATTGCCAAATGCTATTAGAGGGTAAAATTAAAAATCTTATGGTTTTTATGCCTCCTCAGCACGGTAAATCGGAAATCATCTCTCGTCAGTTTCCTGCGTGGGCTTTCGGGCAAAATCCCGATTTGAAGATAGTAGGTTGTTCATACTCCTCAGACCTCGCAGAACAATTTTCTCGTTCTATTCAGAGAACTATTGATAGCAAAGAGTATCAAGCGATATTCCCTGATACCTTTCTCAATGGCTCGAATGTAAGAACCGACATCAAAGGTTATCTCAGGAATGTAGATATTTTTGAAATGGTCGGGAGAAAAGGCTTCTATAAGGCAGTCGGAGTCGGAGGTTCTCTTACAGGTACGCCTGTCGATATAGCTATCATTGACGACCCTGTGAAAGATGCTAATGAGGCAAATTCTGTAACCTATCGTCAGAGGGTATGGGATTGGTATAATACCGTTCTTACTACTCGTCTGCATAATCATTCAAAACAGCTCTTCATTATGACTCGTTGGCACGAGGATGACCTTGCAGGGCGTATCTTGAAGAGTGAGCCTCAGGAATGGACGGTTCTTGCTATCCCTGCGATATGTGAGGTTGAGAATGACGGAGGTATGAGTTCTCGAAAGATTGGAGATGCTTTGTGGCCATCGCATCACTCGATACAGAAGCTCAATAAACAGAAGTCTCGTGCTCCTCGTGAGTTCAACGCTCTTTATCAGCAACACCCGACCGTAGAGGGCGGTAATATCGTGAAGAGAGATTGGTTTCAGCGTATATCATTCACTGAGTTTATGGCTCTCAGATATAACGAGCCGATGCACTTCTATCTCGATACTGCCTATGGAAAGAAAAAGAAAGGTCAGGATAACGACCCGAGCGGCATAATAGCAGCCTGTCGTATCAGGAACTACATCTACATCTTTCACGCTCAGAAAGTGTATAAGGAGATGCCCGACCTACTCAGGTTCTTGCCTGACTATATGGCAGCTCACGAAGCATCAGGAGAGTCAAAGCTCAATGTTGAGCCAAAGGCGAATGGTATTAGTGTAGTTCATATGCTCAAAGAGATTTCTACTCTCAATGTAAAAGAGACTCCCACTCCTACCGATGATAAAGAGGTTCGCCTGAGGGCAGTTTCTCCGAGAGTTGAATGTGGAAGAGTCTTTCTTGTAGAGGGTATTTGGAATGATGATTTTCTCGATGAGATATGCGGTTTCCCAGCTCAGCCTCACGATGAGTTTGTCGATTTGCTCGGATATGCGATAAATGATTTATATATTGATGAAGATGATGATATAGACTTCGATAGTCTAAGTAAAGCAAGTTTCGGATTGTAAAACTTTAATTTATACAACAATGGTCTTATTTGATTTATTTCGTAATTATCTGAACGCTCTGATAGGTAATAATCAGGAGTTCGAGAAGTTGTTGGCAGCAAAGGATATTTCGGGGGTCAAGGATAAAATGACTTCTAAAATTGATAAGGCTATTGCTGCCATTAAAGAGTATGAAACCTCTACGCACGAGATTATGAAGCGAGAGGATAAAATTATTACCGACAAAAAGGGTAATTTCCTACGCAAAGAACCTGTATGGAAATTGCCTATCCCTTACCCTGTTTACATCAATGAGATTGCTCTCGTATTCCTCTATGGTCGTCCTATCAAATGGACTCAATCATCAGAGGGAACGGATAGAGCTTTTGAGAAATATCTTGATGTTATCAAAAATACTCGTTTCAATAGTAAAATACGCCAATGTAAGAGACTTGCAGGAGCTGAGGAACAATCGGCGATGCTATTCCGAGTATTCAAGGATAGTGATGGCAAAGCTGATGTGCAAATTCGTGTTCTTGCTTATAGTAAGGGCGATGAAATCTATGTCCGTAAAGACCAGTACGAAAATATCCTTTCTATCGCTTGGGGGTATTATGTGAAAGAGAACAATGATAGCACCGTCTATCATTTCGATGTCTATACCCGAAATGTCATCTATCGATGTGCAAAGAGAAATATCGGTTGGGAGGTTATCGAAGAGCCGAACTTCATCGGTAAAATACCTATCATTCTGTTTGAGCAGGATAAGGAGTGGAAAGGTGTAGAGGCTCTCATTCATCGTGAGGAGCATATCGCATCGAGAACTGCCGATACAAACGATTATTTCGCCGACCCTATCGCTATTATGAATGCTGAGATTATCAAGAATATGCCTGAGAAAAAAGAGGCAGGAAAGATGCTCATCACGAATGATAAAGACGGAGTCGATAAAGCAGCGAAGTATCTCACTTGGGATAGTGCCCCCGAAAGCAAGAAGCAAGAAATCGAGTGGCTGCAAGACCAGATACTGAGTAAGACCTTTACTCCGAAAATCACTCTTGATACCCTCAAATCGGTATCTCAGCTCTCAGGAAAGGCTCTCCGTACTGTTATGATGCTTGCAGATATAAAGGCATCAAAGCATAAGGAGATACACGATGAGCTTATGGATAGAACTGCATCACTCATTACTGCAATCATCGGTAATGTTCTTGATATTTCTCTCGCCTCAGAGTGTGAGAACCTCGTTGTAGAACACGAGTTCCAAGAGCCTTTCGGTGATGATGTGGCTGATGCTCTCAACAATATCATTCGTTCCGTTGAAGCTGAAATTCTCTCTACTGAGGGTGCAATCGAGATGAACCCTATCATCAAAGACCATCAACTCGAATTGAAGCGTTTGCAGCAAGAGAAAGAGGAACGAAAGAAAGCTCAGGAGGCAATCTTTGGAGGTACTGAAGGTGCAGGGGCGCAGTCCGCATCGGACGGTGATGAAGATGAAGACCCCGAAGATGAATAGATAGACGATAATAAGAACGCTAAAAAGTGATAATCAATGGCGAAAAAGCATAGTCCGACAGACCCAAAACTATCGGTAATCAAGCGTATTCAGCGCACAGAAGCGTATGCGGAGAAAGTAAGGCAGCTCTTCGCTCAGACAGTGAATGAGATACTTTCTCTAAATAAATCTGTGCCAACGCTTGATGAGGGTGTGATGTTCAGCTTTGACGGAGAGAGTCGAAAGATGCAGACAAAGGTCGAGACTCTTCTCAGACGACTGCACTCTGTCGCTACTATGGCTATTGAAAGCGGTATAAAGCTCGAATGGGAAGAGGCGAACAAGGAATGCGATGCTCTTGTAGCCTCTTGCTTCGGGAAAAAGGTCTTATCAAGTCCTGAGTTCTCGGCTTGGGTACAAAGAAATGAGGGAGCGAGAGATGCTTTTATTTCTCGTACCGAGAAAGGTCTCAATCTATCTCAGAGAGTATGGAACTCTGTAAAGCAGCTCAGGGAAGAAATGGAGGTTGCGATGACCGTTGCCATTGGCGAGGGAGAGTCAGCCGCTTCAATGTCTCGCAAGGTGCGTCAATATCTCAATGACCCCGACCTGATGTTTCGCCGTTTTCGCTATAAAATCGGCGAGAATGAAGAGGGGCAGCCTGTTTATGGCAAGAAGTGGAAAAAGCGAGTCAGAGACGAGAAAACAGGCAAATATAAGTGGATTGATTACGATAGAGACTCATACAAGACAGGCGCAGGCGTTTATAAGTCGTCTGCCAAGAACGCTATGCGTGTAACTCGCAATGAGACTAATATCGCCTATCGCCGTTCTGATGCAGAGCGTTGGCGGCAAATGGATTTTGTCCTCGGTCAGCGAATACAGCTATCTAAGAGCCACCCAAAGAAAGATATTTGCGATAAATTGCAGGGTGATTATCCCTCCGATTTCGTCTTTGATGGTTGGCATCCTCAATGTTTTTGTTTCCATACACCTATTACAATCCCTCCTGAGGAGACGGTTCATTTAACGGATATTGCTCTTAAAGGTGGAGATTGGCGAGCAGAATTAAAAAGACTTGTTCAAGGGCGAGAAATAAAAACCTACCCCGATACTTTCAAGAGTTGGGTAAAAGACCACGCCGACCAGATAGCCGATGTTCGCAGTAGAGGCACAGAACCTTATTTTATTCGCAATAACTCTGCTGTGATAGATGAGATACTCAACCCGACCGAGAAATCTCTTACAATCGCAGAAAAAGCGGCTATACGCCACGCTGCACGAACACCTGAGTAGATTGATGCTATACAGAACCGTTGGAATGAGAGAAAGAAGAAACACGAGCTTATCAAGAAGACCGCAAACAATGTTCTCAAAGTGGCTCAGGATTATGGCGAGGTTGATTATTCGCTTCTGCAAAAGTATAGCGATGACGGAGATTTATCAGGTATGCAGACCGTAGTTAAGGTGGTGGCGGCTCAAATCTCGACAATGAAGAAAGAAGAGAAAGCTTTGTCGGCTCTCATTCCTGATGCTCATAAATGGCATAAGACTTTCACACTTGCAGAACTTCAAAAGGTATATGACTCAGTAGAAGCAAAACTCGCCAAGTTCTCAGGTCTTACCCTCGAAGAGCAAAAGAAACAGCTCGCCAAAGAGATTAAGTATGTTGAAGACCCAACATACCTTAAACCTCATACTCAGTACCCGACTTGGAAAGTCTCACAGGCTGCATATATGAAACAGCTTGATGCGGTCAATTATAAGATTGCTATCAAACCGATTATCGCAGACCTCGAAATCGTTAAGAAATGGTCTGATGCACACCCGAAATCGCTCAATGTGGCTAAGTTCCTTGCCGATGCACAGGCGGCGGTTGCAAATGGAGATGATATTGTAATCATTCAGCAAAAAGCACAACTCGCAGTCAATGAGCATCAGAAGAGACTCGCAGAACAGGCTCGTAGAGATGCAAAGAAAGGCGCAGTCGTATTCTCTGAGATGAATAAGAAGACAATTGATAAGCTTCTGAAAGATTATGATAACAATTCCGTAGATGCAATGGATGATAGTCTCAGACCGCTTACAGAGGCGGTTTGGGCGACTCTTACCGATGAAGAGAAAGTTGTTCTCACGAAATATACTCAGTCTTATTCATATCTGAATGAGCCTTTGAGAGGTTTATCCTATTATGGAGGTCGAACCCAAAACGAATATGACCACGATATGCCTATTCTCACATCGGCTCTCAATAAATTTAAGACTGCAAAGGATATGGTTGTAAGACGAGGAACAGGCAATTTCTATATCCCAGAACTTAGAAAAGATTTAAGCGGTGTATCAGTCGGAGATACATTTACTGACGGTGCTTTCCTCTCTACTGCTTGTCATAGAAGTAAAGGATTTCACGATGATATAAATATGATTATACTCGTGCCTAAGGGTGCGAGAGGAGCTTTTGCAGAACCTTTCTCGCACTATACTGATAATCTCAGGTTTTATCACGATGGCGAGCTTTGGGATGGAAAATCAAAAGAGTCTATCAATAGCGAGTTTGAATGGATAGGTCAGCGAGGTAGCCGATTTAAGGTTATAAAAGTGGACGGAAGAAACATCTATCTGCAAATGATAGGTCAGCTCCGATAAAGCAAAAGAGGTCAGGATTTACCCGACCTCTTCGTTTTTATAATACTTCTTATAAAACTCTTTGAACCCCTCAGCGGCACTTATCAATGAATGTGATTGCTTTGCATATCGGTTGAATAGAAGAGCTTTCAATGTTACAGGGATTGAGTCCTGAGCCTCGAACTGCGATAATCCTGCAAGACTATACTCATTTAGATATGAGTCAAGAATTGAGGGTTTATCTCTGTCGTTATATCCTTTCAGCATTGAAAGTAACCAATCCTTTTCATACATCCATAACATCGCCTTATTATCGTCCTGATATGGATTATCCCTTTCGCCTCTATAATATCGGCAGTGATGTATTAAATCTCTCTCTTTCATAGTCTATAAAAGTGATAATAAATAATCTTGATACCCTGTAAAGAAACGATATTTTCTATCAAACCGATATAATACCTCTATCATTTCCTTTGGAAGATAGCTCAAAGCTGTTTTATAGATATGAGAGGGTATCTCATATAATCCCTCTGCAATACTGCCGACAATCGCACTGATTGTATCGCTATCTCCACCGACTGCAACTGCATACCTTATCGCCTCTTCAAAGTTCCGAGCTTTATTGACGATGCCTAAGCATACAGGTAGAGTTCCTTGGCAAGTTTCATCGAAACGATTTATTCCGAGAAGAGGCTCTACCCACTGAGGATAATACTCCGTCATCGCTATAAGCATAGACTCTTTGCCGAACCTACGAGCATATAATATCGCTAATGCAGTTGCAACTGCACCTTTTATGCCCTCAGGGTGATTATGTGTAGGGAGAGCTGTGTTCTCGGCTTGTAAAGTGACTTCCTCTATACTATCAAACGCCCACGCAATAGGACTGACTCTCATTGCAGAACCATTACCGAAGCTATCGTAAGGCTGAGGGTCTGATGAAAATATCCAACGAGCGAAAGAACCACCATAAGCACCCATCGGAGTTGGATATTTTCTGCACCATCTCAATAGAGAGGTCTTATAATCTTCTCCATTGAGTATAGCATCTGCTATCGCTATTGTGCATATTGTATCATCTGTAAAGCTGCACTCAGGCGTGAATAACTCGAAATCGAGTCTATTGGTATTATTGAACTCGAACCGAGAACCGACAATATCTCCGATGATTGCTCCTATCATTTTTCCTCCTTTTTTGAAGTTCTCGTCTTTCTCTGCACCTGACCTATGCGGATTATGACTTTCTTATTTTCGTATATCTCTTTACCTCGTATCGCATTGGTTAGCGATTTGTAGGCGATGCCGACCTTATCCTGAGGAACTTGGTCGTAGATTGCTTTCAAAGAGCCGAAGTATAGGTCAGTCTTTCCCTCGAATGGTTCTTTGAAAGATAGATGAATTATTTTATTACTTTCCATTTTACGCAGGAAAATTACCGCTTTTCCTGCGATTTGCCACGCTTTCAGGTAAAGAATGAGGATTTTATCGCCTGAAATGCAGAAATCGCAGGAATGAGTGTTTAATCAACGATGATGATATTTACATCATCGTTCAGAGGTGTACCCATAGGCTCGCAATTGAAGTGGCCACCAAAATATGTTAGGCATCTATTAAGGGATAATCCTCGGCGTTCATAAAATCCGATTACATACTCCTTACTCGAATTATAATCAAATAGATGATTGGTATCTCCATAATGATTACGAGTACCCTCTTCAACGAATACAGGGCGATTAAAGTTATCTATGCCCCTAAATTTCAATCTAAGTTCTCCCATATTATAAGTTATTTATCGATATTGACATCTATTCCTGCACAATCAGAATTGGCATCAAAAGCAATCTCCTCACTATGAACCATTGCACGAGCCAATCGTATTGCATCTGCTTCACTTGCAGCCTCAATTTCGACCATACGAAAGAGGTGCATCGTGATATTGACAGTGTAGTTCTTTTTATCCGAAGCCTGATTACTTGCATTTTGAGTATTGAGTTTTTTTGCTTCATCTTCAAGTTTGCAAGGAGATATACATTCATCACACATAGAACAGGCGACAATATACATTCCGCAATTCGGGCATTTCTGCACATTTAATTCAGCTTTCAGCTCAACCTCTGTCTCGCAATGAGGGCAGTATTCGTAAGTAGTATTTCCCATAATCATTCATATTTGAAAATAAAACCGTGAGTGCTTTTATATTCGCCTTTCGCACATCGTGTAATAGAGCCTGTATCTATATTCATTGCCCTTGATGCGTCCGATATACTTCCGTATCTACATATAAACTCATTATTCAAAGAATATACGAGTATAGCTCGATGCCTATTTGCGTTTTCTCCATATTTCCCTATTCCGCTTGGAATAATGCGAAGTTCTCTATATGCGTGCAACGCATTTTCGCTTCGATTTACCCATTCAAGATTATCAGCGATATTGTTTGCTTTATTTCCGTCTTTATGATTAACCTGAGGTAAATTATAAGGATTGGGGATAAAAGCATCGGCTACAAGACGATGTATGTAGAATATCTTTCCGCTTAATGAAATCTTTTGATAAGGATTTCTATCGCTGATTTTTGAGGCGATTAACAATTTCTCTGTATCATTACCCGATTGTGTTTTTATTCTCTTTATACGACCGAAATTAGACACCATAAAATTATTATCAACCCCAATAGTTCTCCACTCTTCATTAGGCAAATCCTGAACAATACTATTCTTTCGAGATAATGCGTAAATACATTTTTTGCATCTATAAGCATATCCGAGAGGCTGACTTTTTGAGCGGTGAAAGGAACTCAAAGGAAGTTCCTTTCCGCATATACTACAAACTCTCATAGCTAAATTATACCAAATTGTTCGTCCAAAAATTGCACAAAAGCTCGGTTCTGAGGCAAGAGTGCAGGAATATCCATAGCATTAGCCTTGTAGAGTTCTGTTGCTCCGTTATACAAATCCCAAACCGATACTCGGTTATTCTGATAATAGCGATACATCATATCTTCTGTGAGGCGTGAGATTTGAGCCTGATTAAGCGGATATACTCGGTTCTCTTTGATTTCCGTGATATGAGTATCACATTTCACACGAAGAGCTGTCAGCATACCGATAAGAGTAAACATCTGCTGAGCCGATACCTCGATTTGCTTCATCTTCTCGATTTTCTCACGCTCGGTTACGATGATATGACGAGCATCAAGTAACCACGATTTGACCGTATCGAGAAGCTCAGGAATACTCACTCCATTGCCTCGCCCTGTTCCCTTATCTGAATAAGTAGCGATATACTTATCAGGAGATAACAAGCATTGATTATGGCAAATCTTGACCATATCGCCGAAACCGACCTGTATTCCTTTCTGATGAAATGCGACTGCGAGATTGGTTGTATTCTCTTCATCATCGAAATCGGTAATGCGGATATTTGCAAAGACTCTGCGGAGTATATGAGCTTCAACAGCTCTTTCTCCGAACTGAGCTTCAACCTGAGGGAGTAAGACCACACCTGGAGTATTGCGGTCTTTATTCTGAGCTGCGAAGAGGTCATAAACCTTTACATTGTAGTTCTGCTCATTACACATCTGAATAATCTCTTGTAACAAAGAGTAGTGATAGATACCTCTGAGAGGATTTCCGTACACATCATTTTCCTTATGGGTTCTCTCTAACTGGTCAAGAGTAAGAACCTGAACCTTTGCTTTCTCGAAATCGAAGAATTTGTTTTCCATTGTTGTTTCCATATCTCTGAATTTTTATAAGTTATTTACTTTTTTTCTCGTATGAGTATTGAATGTTATAGCCGAAATGAGCCGCATATTTGCATAGTCTCGACATAATGATAATGAACCTGTCGAACTGAGAGGGATAAACCTCTACAAAGGCGACCTCCTCGCCATTTAGAAAGAATGTTACTCTTGTCATAGTTTAAGCTATATAAGTTGTTTGATAATCTGCTCCGTCTATCAATTCCATTGCTTCAAATCTCAGTTGATTACAACCGCAAGGAGTGAATAGGAAATAACCGTTTTCTTCGTCTCGATAGCCGCTCTTATAATCGCCCAACCAAGCATTGAAGTTATGAGCGATAGCCTCTTCTGTTACCTTGAAGCCGTTAGCTTCAAATTCGGCGATTACAGCCTCTGTATCGAGGTCAAACTCTGCATCACAATTATGTGCATCTTTGATGTAAATTGAATACTCTTTCATAGTTGCGTTGATTTGTGGGGAGGTTGCCCTCCCCTGATTATTATCTTAAATTCTCTTTGATAAACTTCATATCCTCTTCCCAAAGAGGGAGACCCATCTCCATTGTGGTCAAGACGACTTTTCTCTCTCCCACGAGCTTTACTGCCTTGCGACGGAAATCGGTATCATCATAAGCTCTCGATTTGCCGATAAGAAACTCGACCATTTCAAAGTAATCCTCTAACTCTTCTCTCAGGTTGCAACTCTGAATATAGAAGATTTTGAGGAGGAGGCTATCACAATGCTTTTTATAGTCTTTGCAGAATACATCTTTATCGATATTTTGACCTGCATCAAGATACATCGCATTGATTTTGTTAAATTCCTCTTCTGGTACTTGAAAACCAACTCTTTCTTCAAATTCGTGCTGTAACATATCTATTATTATTTTAAGTGAAATACCTATTAAGTATCTGTTTTATGCTTGCAAAGATATAGCCTATTTTGATTATAGGCAACAAAAATCGCAAGAAAAGTGCTTGAAATTTAGGAAAAAATGACTACTAATGTTATAACAGTGTGATTACCACATAAATAATTTTTTGCAAAATTCTTGGTGCTTTATAGGCACTTTCGAGAAATTCTTATTACTTTTGCGTGGAGATAGTACACACTCTTAAAAAATATATCGCAAAATGAAAAAGAAATTTATTAAGCTCTTATCCGAAAAATGCAAGGATATGGGATTAACAAGTAAGGCACTCGAAGAGCTGAGCGAACTCGGTTCTGAGGGTCTTGCCGATGATGCCTCTGACGAAGACATCAACGCAAAAGTGGATTTGCTTGTGCCTTTCGCTAAATCTATGCAAGCGGAAATCACAAGAAAGACTCGTGGTCAAAAGCCTAAATCAGTCAAAACGCAATCTAATGAAGAGGGCGATGATGAGGGAGGCAATGGCGGTGATGATGTGCCTGAGTGGTTCAAAAAGCAGATGAAGTCTTACGATAGCCGATTACAGGCATTGCAGGACGAGAATGATGCTTTGAAAGCTGAGAAAGTAAAGACCACTCGTGATGCTGAAATCGCTGCAAAGGCTAAGAAGCTCGGTATTCCTGAGTATCTGATGAAGAGAGTCTCATTCGCTGAGGATGCAGACATCGACAAAGAACTTGCGGACTACAAGCAGGAATTAGTCAACAACAATCTCGTGCCTAAGGAGCAAGCGCACGAAACAGGCACTACCGAGGCAGCTATGAAAGAGGCTGCAAAGTCTTGGGCTGAGAGCCTGCCTAACAAGTAAGCTCCTATTTTTTAACCTCAAAAACAGATTGTAAAATGGCTATTGATTTCAAGAAAACAGCAGTCAAGGGACACACTCCCGAAATTTGGCGTGGAGAGTGTAAGATTTTGCCTGGCGGTTTCAAGCCTGTGCAGAGTTTCCCTATTGAGACGGTCTTGCATCGAGGTACTCCTATCTTCGTTGATTTCGCTGCGATGAGTGCAGCTGTATGTAAGACCGCTAAGGTTCTTGCAGGAGGCACTACTACCGCATTCCGAGTAGCGAAAGGTCATCTCTTCGCTGTCGGCGATGTAGTAACCAAGAATGGAGACGGTGCTTCGACTCCTACCATCAAATCAATCGACACCACGAATGCGGACTACGATGTAATCACTCTGTCGGCTGCCTACACAGGTCTTGCAGCAGATGATATTGTCGTAGAGTCTGAGGCAGTAGAAGAGGGTAAGGCTTCTGCAAAATACGAGCCTAATATGGTTGTCGGTGCAGTGAAAGAGTTTAATGGCAAAGGTCTTCCTACTATCGATGCAGCTTACGAGGCGGTAGTTCTCTATCCGAGTCTGAGCTGCCCTATTCTCGATGAGTGGAAGAATGGCGTTTGCCTCAAGTCTAACCCGAACATTTTGTTCATTAAGCAGTAAACGCTATGGCTGAATTACTTTATAGCTCAATTTTCGGCGACTTGACAAAGAATGTTCAGGTTCGCTTTGATGCGGCTTCGGAGCTTAACAAAAAGCTCTTCGATAATGTAATCTTCGAGCGTTTCCTTGATTGGGATGTACCGACTATCGGTCTCGACTTCGAGGAACTCATCGGACAGTACAATATCACGGTAGCCGCTCCTACTATCGGCGATAACTCGAAAGAGGCTATCCTCGGTACTGAGGGTCTCGAAACGGTTAAGGAGCGTATCTTGAACCACGCAATCACTCTGCCTATGACTATTCAGGATTATCGCAAGATTTTGCAAATCCTCGATAGTAAGTCTTTGCCTGATAAGGTCAAGACTCAGCAGCTCGTGAATTTGATGTGGGGCAATGTGCAGACCACCGTTAGCTCTGTCCTCGCAAAGCTTGATATTCTCTTCCTCCGTCCTCTCTCTAACGAGGGTAAGGTGGAGCTTGACGATACCATCAACCCTGAGGGCGGTGTTCGTGGCGTAATCGACTTCAATCAGCCTGCGGAGAATATCGCTTCATCTAAGACCGCTTGGACGGACGATAATATCGCTACGGTAGATTGTTTCGAGGATGTTCAGGGTATCATCGATGCAGCTCAGGATAAGGCTGTATTCGGCAAAATCCTCTGCGCTCCGAGCCTTATCTCGTATATGTGCCGAAGCAAGAAGATTAAGCAGATGATTTGGGGTACTGATAAATCTTCTAAGATTGTTCAGTTGAAAGACCTCAATGAGTATATGCAGGAAAACAACTTCCCTATCTTCGAGACTATCCGCAGACAGGTTCGTATTCAGAATGGCAAGAACCGTACTCCTTATTCTCCTTGGAACGCCAAGAATATGGTATTTATTCCTGACGGTAAGCTCGGCGTTGTTAAGAACGCTTGGGCGAACAATGAGATTAAGCCTGAGAATGGTGTTGCTTACTCTAACTACGGTCGTATTCGTGTATCTCAGTGGGGCGTTGGCGAAACTCAGGGTTCTAATGGCGTTGAGTTCACTAAGGCTGAGGTTCTCGCTCTTCCTGTGATTACCGAGATGAACGGAATTTACACCCTCAAAACGCAGCAGTAATCGGTATGGACAATCTGAAAGCATTAAGAAGTATGTGCAATGCAATAGCAAGCACATTCTATCCCGATAACGCAACTATCGAGCTGATGCTTTTCAATGAGGGTATCGACCCAAAGGCTGAGGCTACTCCGAAAGATGCAAACCTCTTTCGGGTAGCTGTCAGCTTGGTTAAAGGATATATCGAAAGTAGTCGTTCAGAGAATGGCGTTTCGGTCTCTGTCCGTTCGGAAGATGCAATCAAAGAGAGTATCAGGTATTACTGCGGTATCTATGGTCTTGATGCTGAGGAAATCTTATCTGATGATATGCGAATAATTGAGGACGGTAGTAATCTATGGTAATATGAGGACAAACGGCACATTACAATATCAGATAACAACCGAGGGAGGTCTTAATGAGTTCGGCGAGCCTATCAAGGCTCAGACCACTTGGAGCGAGGCGATACCCTGCTCAATCAAGACCAATAAAGATACCCGAAAAGGTAAATACGAGGACGGAGAGTTTAGGCAAGCATCATTTATCATCTTGATAGAGCTTGAAAAATTCCCTCATAATCGTATCAAACTTGAAAGGTTAGGCGAAGGCCTCGGCGAGTACTCGGTATTGTCTGCCGAGCCTCTTACTACCGTAGGGAGAACTCAGATAATGGTATAGCGGAATGGCAAAAACGGTTACTCATCACGGCAAATATAAAGGAGTCATAGTCAGTAAAACCGATATGCGTAAGCTCAGAGAGGGGTTACAGGCTAAGATGAAAGATATTGTCGATTTTCTCGTATTTCGCCTTTCTCAAATAGGCGAGGAATGCGTCAAAATAGCTCGTGAGAGAGGAAGCTATGGTGATGATACTGGCAATCTGAGGTCATCTATCGGTTATGTAGTTCTCTATGACGGAAAGCCTGTGAAATATGGAGTACCTGAGCAGTATAGTGGTAAAAAAGGGAATGGTGCAGACGGTCCTCCTGCCGCAGAAGCTCTATTACAAAAGCTACAAGCGAAATTCCCTTGGGGAGTGGTCTTGATAGTATGTGCGGGAATGAAGTACGCAGCTTATGTCGAGGCGGTTCATCATAAAGATGTACTCACATCGGCAGAACTCGAAGCAGAGAAACTCGTAAATCAACTACTTAAAGGATATTTGGCATAATGGCAATAAAGACAGAAAATCAGATAGAGAGAGATTTCTTTACTTTCGTCAAAGGGAGTAGGCTCGGTGAGGCTATTCTTGGCGGTATATACCGTTCAGGAATGAGACCAGTCGATGCTAATACTGAGGATTTGGTTATCAAGTTCCTTGCAGGGATTGATGAGCAAGTGCAGTCGGGAGTGGTAATCTTTAATCTGTATGTTCCTGATATTCCATACTCAGACGGTCGTATGGTAAAGGATATGAACCGTATCGGAGAGTTAGAGGAGCTTATTCTTGATTTTGTCAATAATGCAGGAGATACCGAGTATTGGCTTATGACCGATGTTACACCTACCACAATGCGTAATGAGGAGATAGAGCAGCATTTTATCTATGCAAGAATTAAGTTTAAACGTATAACCGAATAAATCAACAAGATTATGGCAAAGAAAATCGTAATGTCGTGGTCGAAGTGTAAAATCGAGGTCGGTAAGACAGGCGAGAACGATGCTATGGCTGATACTCTGACCAATGTCGGAACTATCAACGATAAATCGACAACCCTTGCAACCGAAGACGGAGAGACTTTGACCGCCACTGCAACAGGCGGTATCGTGATAGCTGAGGAGGAGGGCGAACCTACCGTAACTATCACTACTCGTGTCAAGGAAATGGACTTCGATAAGGAGGCTATGTTTACAGGTGCAGTCACTTCTCAGGAGGGCGATGAGCTTACCGTAAAGACTAATGTCGTTAGCGGCGAGTTCTCTGTAAAACTGACTCCTAAGAATATCGGAGCAATCGGTATCAAGGCTCGTAGAACGAGCGTAAAGTTCCGTCCTGGCAGTTCGGAGGAAGAGGGTTCTTATGTGGACTTGACTTTCAAAATCCTTGCTTGCGAAGATGGAGAACTTTACAAGAAGTTCCGAGTTAAGCAGACCGATTGGGCGACAACCTAATATCCTACAAGGATTGACGAGTGGAATAGACACCCTTTTACGGTTTGGGAGGAGAAAACCGTATATCGTGAGGTGGAGCAGTGGTAGCTCGTTGGGTTCATATCCCAAAGGTCGGGGGTTCGAGTCCCTCCCTCGCAACTAAATATATTTATTCGTTATGGATATGACTATCGAACAAAAGGTCGCTTCTACTATCCTCGAAAAAGAGATTGGAAGCATCGAGATAGAGGGAGAAGTTTATAAGATTGCTCCTCCCTCTATTGCTACACTTATCATTGTATCAGAACTCATCTCAACTCTCCCTGTGGTGGAGATTGTGCCGAAAGAGAAGATTACCTACTCGGTATTGCATCACGCTCGCTTCTTCAAGCCTCTTGGCGAGATTGCCGCAGTACTCATTTTGGGAGCAAAGAACCTCAAAGAGACTCAGACTCGCACGATGATTAAAAAGAGGTTTTTCGGTCTTTGGAAAAAGGAAGTGAGGTATCAGGTAGAGGTTGATAAGAAAGCAGAATTAACGAAGATTATACTCGAAAATATGCGACCCTCTGTATTATTTGATGTAGTCGTTAAACGCTTAAATACATTGGAGATAAAGGATTTTTTCGGTATTACCACTTCCCTAAGCGAGGCAAACATTCTCAAACCAACAAAGGAAGTGGTGGATTAAACGATAGTATCTGGGCAACCGTTCTTGGCGTAGCTAAGACCTTTAATGTAACAAAGGAATATGCTCTGTATGATATAAGCTTTGCAAATGCTCATTTATTCAGCAGGGCGATGCCGATGCCGGGCGACAAAGATGATAGCGAGGATAGACCTCTCTATGACGATAGTAAGGATGCCAACAATCCCGATAATTATAACAAATTCAATTTTGAAGACGAAGAGGTAGTAAGAGTATGAAACAAGATGACGGTACTTTAAGTTTTGGAACAGCGATAGACCTCACAGGATTTGATGAGGGTATGTCCGCTATGGAGTCAAAGGTTAGTAATCTCGGTTCATCGGTAGAAGCCGAAAGCTCGAAGATTATTCAAGCTTTGCAGAATATCCCTACACTTAATATCGATATTGTCTCCAATGCCGCAGAGTCTTTATCTACCATTCAAACAGCCTATGATGAAATAGACCGAGTTGTCGATGCTAACGGTGCTGCTATTCGAGAACTCGAAAATGAATATAAGCGTCTCTCTGAGGTTGAAAAAGAGGCGATGAGTAATAATGCCGATGCAGGGCAAATCGAGGCTATAAAGCAAGAAAAACAAGCAATAGAAGAGGTTATCGCAGTTCGTCAGCAAGTAATCGAAGAGGCAGGACGAACCGCCGATGCTCTTTTGCAGACTGAGCAGCGATTAAAAGCTGAGGCTCTCGCTATGAATGAGGGTGCAATGTCAGCCGAGCAGATGCGACAGAAGCTCGGCGAGATTGGTGCGGCTTGTATGAAGCACGAGACTGACCTCGAAAATCTCGAAAAAGAGTATTATGAAATTCATAATGCTATGGGTAGGGCTTTCAATTCGGGGAATGATGCAGAATACAATGCTCTTCGCCAAAAAGAGGCTTTGCTTAAAAAGGAAATCAACACCCGAAAGAAACTCCTTTCAGAACTTCGTAATCAATCTGATGTATTAGAGCAGAACGCATCGAAGATAGAGAAGAATACCGAGACTACGAAAAAGAATGAAACCGCTCAGGTATCTATCAGAACCCGACTCCGTCAGCTCAGAGAGGAGCTTGTCGCTATGGAAGCGGCAGGACAGCGTGGTACTGCTCAATATGAGGCGATGAGAGCCGAAGCTGCAACTCTTACCGACGCTTGGGCGGATGCTACCACTCAGGCAAATATACTCGCTCACGACCAAAGAGGTATGCAGGGTCTCATATCAGGTCTTACAGGCGTATCGGGAGCTTTTGCAGCCGCTCAGGGTACTATTGCTCTTTTCGCAGGAGAGAATGAGGATTTGCAGAAAATTATGCTCAAAGTGCAATCTCTTATGTCTATCACTATGGGATTGCAGCAAGTACAGCAGACCTTGAATAAAGACTCTGCTTTCACTCTCGTTACCCTCAATGGTCTTAAAGAGTGGTGGAATAAACTCCTTGCTATCGGGGCAGGAGAGCAAGCGGCAGAAGCAACAGCCACAGCCGCCAATACCGCAGCTCAGTTAGCGAACACCGCCGCAACTCAGGCTGATACAGCGGCTCAGACCGCCAATAATGCAGCAACGGCAGCAGGGACTGTGGCTCAGGGTGCGAATACCGCAGGACAGGTCGCTAATACAGGTGCAGCAGTAGCAGGAACAGCCGCAAATATCGGTCTTGCAGGAGCATTCCGAATGGTTGGTGCAGCGATTAAATCTATCCCTGTATTCGGTTGGATTGCTGCCGCTATCGGTGCTATTATCGGTGTGGTATCTCATTTTATCGGAAAAGCCAACGAAGCTGATAAAGAGTTAGAGGAGCAACAGGAGCTATTGGAAGAGTCTCGCAAGGCATATCTCAAAGCATCTGTCGAGATTGAGGATTACACTCGTAAGATTGAAGATTTCAACGGTACATCAGAGCAGGAAAAGCATCTTGTTGATGAACTTAACTCTAAATATGGCGAGCAAATGGGATATTGCTCAACTCTTGCCGAATGGAAAGTACAGCTCCAACAGAAAGGCAAGGCATATTGTCAGGTTCTGATGCTCGAAGCTAAGGCACAAGCTATCCTCAATAAATATACCGAGGCTTATGTAAATCTTTTAGAGGTAAAAGATAAAGCAGAGAAAGGCGAGTTTGACCGTTGGTATCGAACTAAGAAAGGAGACCAAAAGGCTCGCAGTGAGGCTATATCAGAAGCTCAGGCTGAGGTTAATAAATGGGAGAGTCAGTATAAGACTTTACAACAACAGATACTTGATTTCAAAGAGGATAATGACCTAAATTTCCATATCGACCCGAAGACAAATAAACCTACATCTACTACTCCGACTTTCGACCCGAAGAAAGCCGCACGAGCAGAGAGAGAGGCTGTCAATGATTGGAAAGAGGCAATGAAACGCTTTCTGAAAGATGCAAATGAGGAGATTACAGAGTATCAAATCGAGATTGCAGGAGATGGTCTTACTCGTGAGCTTAACGATATAGCCTATGCTACGCATCGCAAGAAAGAAGCTTGGAAGCAGCAACTTCGAGACCTTGCCGATGTTCGTAAACAGGCTTTCAAAGATTATTATATGGCTCAGGAGGGTGCAACCGAGGAGGGTTGGGAACAATCCAAGCGAGGCAAGATGACTACTGATGACTATGTCAAGGAATTACTCGGCGACCCGAAAGTTGCCGAAGAGTTCTATCGTGTCCTGAACGCATATACCGAGCAGGGAGAGCGACAAATGGCTGAGGTTCGTCAGCAATATACAGACGATTGGATTGAGCAATTCGGCACAGCAGAGCAGAAGAGTGAGGTTATACTGAGAAAGTGGACTAATATCATAAACTCTATTCCTGAGGAGTTTCGCAATGAAGCCCTAAATCAAATGGAGGCTGAATTATCTGCTTTGGATTTTGAGAATTTCAAAGCATCGATAAATTGGGATAGTGTCTTTGGCGACCTCGGCAATCAGTCATTACAGAGCTTGCAGTATAATCTCCAAAAGATACAGGCTGAGTTTGACCGAACCAAAGGCTCAATGAGCGTAACAGAGATTAAAGATTATCAGGAGGCTATTTCAAAACTTGAAAATGAAATCGCCTCTCGTAATCCTTTTGCCGCTTTCCATAAGTCGCTCAATGATATTTCTACATCAAAGACCGAGTTTGTAAATGCTATGACAGAGTGGAAGACCGCTCAGGATGAGCTGACTCTTGCTAAGCAGACCTATAATGAGGCTCTCGCTCGTGAGCAGGAATTGCAAGCTCAGGTCGATAATGGAACTCTCGCAGAAAGTTCTCAGGAGTATATCGATGCCATCGAGGCAACACGAAAAGCGAAGAGCGACCTCAATGCCGCTACCGATAAAGAACAGAAAGCAGAGCAGAGAACCCTCACCGCTCGCAATAATATCACTGTTGCTTATAAGCGTTTCGCAACTGACCTCAAATCTTGCACAGGAGTAGTTACAGGATTGGGCGATAAAGCTAAGAACCTTGCTGCTGTATTCTCTGATGATATTGCAGACGGTATCGGCAAGGCAATGGATTTTATCGATGATATTATGGGGGCGACCTCTGATGTTATCTCTGCTATCGGAGATGTCGGAAAGGGTGTCGCTCAGGGAGTAGAAAGTACCGTTGCTGCAACTGCTCAGGGTGCAACCGCAGCAGCAGCGACAGGTGCAACCGCCATTTCGACCATTGAGAAAGCATCGGTTATCCTTGCAGTTATTTCAGCCGCCTTACAGGTGGCCACCGCTATTGCTAATCTCTTCAATAATGATGATGATAAGCAGAAAGAGATTGAGAACTTACAACGCCGCATCGACCAACTGCAATGGGAACTCGATAATGCAGAGGCAGTCAGATTGCAGAATAAGGTCGGCGATGCAGTTGAGCGTTTGAAGAATATCTACGCCGATACTACTAAGGAAGTTCTTGATTTACATCTGACCACTCAGCAGAAAACCAATCAATGGACGAGATATTTCGCTCAGTTGGTTTACTCGTCAGAGATATATCAGAAGTCTATTGAAAAGATTGCTGATGCTTATGCTTCAGTCGGATATACCGCCGATAAGGCTCTCGGAGAGGATAAGTATAAAGAGTCTCGCAAGCAGCTTGAAAATCTTGCCGAGCAACAGATATTGTTGCAGAAGCAGATAAACGCCGAGGAGGATAAGAAGAAGACCGACCACGGAAAGATTGAGGAATGGGAGCGTCAAATCGCCGAACTCTCGGCAGAAATGGCAGCTATCATCAACGAGATGCTTGAAGAGATTATCGGCTTCACATCTGAGGACTTAGCAACCGAACTCGGCAATGCTTTCGTAGAGGCAGCTGCTAAGGGCGAGGATGCTATGGAGGCGTGGAGAGATAAGGTTAATGAGATTATCGCCGATGTAACGAAGCGTATGCTCATTACCAAGTTCCTTGAAGAGCCTCTCGGTCAAATCTTCGATAAATACAAAAAGAAATGGTTTGGAGAAGATGGAAACTTCAAGGGTATAGATGTAGTTCTCGACTCGATGACGGGTTTTTCAAATGATTTGAATGCTGTTGGAGAGGGATTTCAAGAAATATGGAATAGCCTCCCCGACAATGTTAAAGAGTGGTTTGGAGGCGATGCGGAGCGTGAGGCGGTACAGAAAGGTATTGCGACTGCATCTCAGGAGAGTGTCGATGAGAATAATGCTCGTGTTACGACAATTCAGGGGCATACCTACTCGCTCGTTCAGGGAGTAACAGAACTCAATCGTACTGGTAATGCTATTCTCGAAAAGGTTACAGGCATCGAGAAGAATACCAAAGAGACAAACGATAAACTCGATAAGATGAGTAACGATGTAAAGAATATGAAGAGTTCGCTCGATAATATCGAGACCAAAGGAATATATATAAAGACCTAAGGCGATGAAAGAGATAAAGGAAGCTCAAAAACAATGGCAGATAGCAAAAGACGAGGCTCAAAAGCAGAAAGAAGAGAGCCTCGAATTTGCCTATGCTCGCAAGCTCTGTGAGTGCAAGATGTTCACAGGCGAGGAGTCTCTCGAAGATATGATAAAGTTGATGTTTTCTGCGAGGGGTGCAGAGTTCTTGACTACATTCGGATTTCCCAATATCGAGACATTCCGCAAGTTCAAGAAGTATAATCCTGAGCAATTCGGTGTATTCATTGATAAGGGCGAGATTACTCTCTCTGATAATCATCGAGTTTTTCTTGTTGGAGATACCTCCGCTACATTGAATTACTCTCAGACTGCTGCAAATCGATTGATTTTGATGCACGGTGCAAAGGCTACGGTCATTGCTTCGGGGTTCTCTGTCGTCAATATCGAGAAAGATAAGACTTCTAATGTATCTCTCATAATTCAAGATAAAGCCAAAGTATTATGAAAGGGAAACTCTATATAGACGGTAAAGATGCTTTCGAGGAATACGGAGTATTCGTTGAGAGGTGGGGATATAAGGCTTTGATACAAATGCCGAGCTTCAAAAGCATAACTACTACCGAATGGGACGAGTATGATGGAGAAGAGCCTGACCTCATAGAGCCTATGCTTGATAGTAAGACTTTCGGAATACAGTTCTGCCTTACCGATATACTCGGTGCAGGAGATTTATATGAGCTAATATCTGATAAAGCGTATCATATATTTCAGTTCTCAGAACTTAAAAAGTCATATAAGCTGCGACTTGTAAGCAATCCGAGTCTATCATCATTCAAGAGTTTAGGAAAGGTAACTATCAACTTCGCAGATGATTTCCCTCCCTATATTCCTAATGAGAACTCAGAATTTGAGCCAACCGAATATAACTATCCTCTTGTAGATGCTCCGTTTGAAAAAGCACCTGAGAAATTCAAGCAAGAGGGGTATATGCTTGATGATATTGACTTCTCCCGATTTGGGGTTTATGTAATCGAGGGGACGGAAGATGCGATACAGAAAGCTCCGAATGTTCGTGAGAACCTCGCTATTAAAGCGAAGAACATACCCGGACTGAAATATGATGATGAGAATGTATTTTATAAGGCTAAGGATGTCGCTGTAAAATTATTCATACACGCACAGGGAATTGAGGACTTTTGGCGGCGATGGTATTCATTCTTTACCGTCTTATTGAAACCTGAACTTCGCAATTTCTATAAAGATACCACATTGGAGGATTTCGATTGCTATTATAAGAGTAATAGTGTTACGAAATTCGATATTCTCAGGAATGGCAATGTTTGGTGTGAGTTTACGGTTACTCTACGCTTCACGAGTAGCAGACCAGAGGCAAACTATATCATTCTTGCAACCGAGGATAATGAGATTGTCCTTACAGAAGAAGACGAGGCACAAATCATATTAAGAGTATAATCTAAAAATATCACGATATGGCAATAAAGAAGAAAATATCAGAACTTCCTGAGAGTACCGACTTCAAAGGATTATGGACTATCGGCGTGAACGCTCTTAATAAGAGCGTGAAGGTATCGCTTGAGTATATTCAGACTAAAATCAATAGTCTTATATCCTCCACGAATACCGCCACTACCGCTGCAAATGAGGCTGCGAGTAAAGCATTGGCATCATCTACTGCTGCCGATAAATCTGCACAAACAGCCGATATAGCAACCTCAAATGCTAACAAAGCTATACAGGCGGCTCAGACTGCAACCAATAATGCGAACACCGCCACTAATGCTGCAAATGAGGCTGCGAGTGATTGCCGAGAAGTGATAGAAGAGGCTCAGCAGACAGGCTCGCTTAATCTTGTGCCTACCGCAATGAGGTTAGATTTTCCCAAAGTCATCACTCTTGGAAATCTCTCAGAGCTTTTCGTTAAAGCGAAACTCTCTCCCGAGAGTGTATATCAGAATGTTTTGTTTCTCGGCGATAACAAAGCTCTTACGATAACGCCTGATGGTCGCATTACTGCGATTGAGAAAGGTCTGAGTACGATACATATCATTCCGACTGCGAATACCGCTCTTTATAAGAGTATTCAGATTGAGGTAATCAATCCTACTTTGCGAATGATTAACACTCGTACACAGCTGCATTTGCTTGGCAATGGCAATTTATTGTTAAACTAAATAATTCAAGCTTTATGGCATTAACGACTACACAAGAGACTGAATTGCTAACCTTATTGGAAGCATTCAAGAATGGCAAACGAACAAGCGATTTGCCTCACGCAACAGGCGATGCTCCTTTCAGCCTGATTACTGCGGTCATTGAGGGTGGAGAGAGCAAACAGGCGAACCTTGCAGCTCTTCTCCCCTATTTAGAGGAGCAATGTGCCTATGGGGTGCAGTTCAATACATCGGTATCTTCTCCGTCTTGCACTCGCATCGGTAATACAGACCTCCATAAATCGTTGCCTATTCATAATAGGATGAAAGGATGCTTACTCGCTGATGACGGTTCGGTTACAGAGTACCTCAATCCTGCAAGTTGGGAGGGGCAAACAAGAGACGGTTCACGAGGTCAGGTAATGGTAGAACTCCCTGCTCATTATCGCAAGTTTGAGACAGAGGGAACAATCCGAAGAGTGAAAATCTCTGAATATCCTCTGCCTGGTTATCATCTCGTGCCGAAACAATATGTATCGGCTTATGAGGCTACCGTGCAGCGTTCAACGACAAAGTTATGCTCGGTGGCTAATAGTGATGCAGATTATCGAGGAGGAGCTAATACTTCGAGCTATGACGGAACATATCGCTCTCTGCTTGGTCGTCCTGCAACCTCTATCAGCAGAACGAATTTCAGAGCTTATGCGAGAAAGAGAAATACCGCTACAACCGAGTGGAATTGTATGACCTATGATATTCAAAAGGAACTTTATTGGCTCTTTGTGATTGAGTATGCTACTCTTAATTCACAAGCAGCCTATAATGCCGCTAAGGATGCAAATGGTTATATGCAGGGCGGTCTTGGCGATGGCGTTACCACTTGGGACGGAACTTCTTGGAGTAATTTCAATGGATATAATCCATTCATTCCTTGTGGTCATACCGATAGTTTAGGTAACGCTTCGGGTATCGTTGCATATACGGTAAAAGACTCAGCCAATGCTGATTTGAAAACATTTAATGTGCCTCGCTATCGTGGCGTTGAAAATCCTTTCGGTCATATTTGGCAATGGACTGACGGAGTGAATGTGCGTATCAGTCCTACATCGGCTAATGGTGGCGATGATTTGAGTAAGGTATTCGTATGCTCAGACCCTGCATTATTCACTGATAGTAGCTATAATGGATATAGCCACGTTGGTAATGAGGCAAGAGCTGAGGGGTATGCGAAATCTCATATATTCGGAGAGTATGGAGAGATTATTCCTGATGCAGTGGGTGGAGGCTCTACCACTTATATGTGCGATTATCACTATACCAATATACCTACGAGCGAGGCTTTGCGTGGGGTTCGGTTTGGCGGTGCTGCGTCTACCGGGGCGGGTGCGGGCTGCGGTTCTGCGAGCTCGCCTTACGCCCCCTCGAGGACGGATGCGACTATCGGTTCTCGCCTTTGCTTTATCCCTGCGAATTAACACGGTACGACACGCCCTCTTTGCCCGAAATATGGCAAAGAGGGGTGTTCTCAAATTTCAAACTAATTAAAAGAATAAGACTATGAGTGAAAGAGAAGATGATGGTTCATTGAGCTTTTTGAATATCCCTCGTGATGAAAATTGCAGGAGCTTCAATTGCGATGAAACAACTCAATCAAAGTTAGTCAATACCTCATTTTGGGTAGTTGATTTTATCGAGGATGTCCCTACGAGATTTAGCAAGGCGAAAGGCATCAAAGGTCAGACTCTTGTAAAGATTAAGCCTGAAAAGGATAGTCCTGATAGTGATGCCAAAAAGTTTTTCACAGGCTCTGCGGATATTCTCTATGTCTTGCAAAAGATTAAAGAGATGAAGAAATTTCCTCGAAAGGTTACTCTAAGAGGTAGCGGTAATAGATATTATTTCGAGTAATGGAGATAAAAGGTTGGTTTACTCTTGTGGGGTTCTGTTTGGCGGTAATGCGAATAACAGGGCGAATGCAGGCTTCGGTTATGCGAACTCGAATAACACCCCCTCGAATACGAATGCGAATATCGGTTCTCGCCAATGATTTTCATCAAGGTTAAGAAATACATCAGAGCAACGACCCTGCCTCTTGGCAAAAAATATAATGACCTCGGAAAGGTGCTGGTAGGCTGATGCTGAAAGCTCCAAGTATGAAAAGCAAAGCATATTCAATGAAAAGGATAGGAAATTTATACGAAAAGATTATATCGCTCGATAATCTCCGTCTTGCTGATGAAAAGGCAAGAAAGGGGAAGTTACACTCTTATGGTGTGAGGGTTCACGACCGTAATCGAGAGGCGAATATCCTTGCTTTGCACGAGGCTTTGAAAAACCACTCTTTCAAGAACTCGGAATATACGACCTTTACCATTTATGAGCCAAAGGAGCGTATCATATTCCGTTTGCCTTATTATCCTGACCGCATCCTGCATCACGCTATTATGAATATATTAGAGCCTATTTGGGTATCGATATTCACAGCTGATACATACAGTTGCATCAAGGGTAGAGGAATACACGGTGCTATGCGTGCCGTTAAGAGAGCTTTGAAAGATAGCGAGAACACACGATATTGCCTAAAAATTGATATTAAGAAGTTCTATCCCTCTATTGACCACAAGATATTAAAAGACATCGTCCGCAAGAAAATCAAGTGCAAAGATACTTTGCATTTACTTGATACTATCATTGATAGTGCAGACGGTGTGCCAATCGGAAATTATCTGAGTCAGTATTTTGCAAATCTCTATCTAACCTATTTCGACCATTGGATTAAGGAGGTAAAGAAAGTAAAATACTACTTCAGATATGCCGATGATATGGTATTTCTCGCAAGCAATAAGGAGGAACTTCACGCCTTACTTACCGATATTAAAGATTATCTCGCTTCGCTGAAATTATCATTAAAAGGGAATGAGCAGATTTTTCCTTTGACTGATAATCGTTCAGATAAGCACGGAAGAGGTCTTGATTATGTAGGGTTCGTTTTCTTTCGGAAACAGACTCTAATTCGCAAAGGCATAAAAAAGAATTTTTGCAAAGCGGCAATCAAACTGAATAGGCGTAAAACAGTCGATGCTAAGACCTATAAGCAAGAGCTATGCAGTTGGTTAGGCTGGGCGAAAGTATGCAATTCAAAGAATTTATTACGAAAAATCATTAAAAGGAAGTATTATGAAACGTGCGTTTTACGATGCAAAGCCTCCAAAGTATGAGGCAGTAGGCAACGGTAGCTATCTTTATCGTTGGAATATTCAGGAAGAGGTTATCAAGAATGAAATGACTTCTTCAAGTGATGAGAATGATGAACCCTCCGAGCGAGTGCAGTATTCGTGCTTTGAGGTAGAGGTTTGGTCGCCTGTGAGCAGTAATAGCATATTACAGGCTGTTCTTGAAGCGAAGTTCCCGAATGGTCGTGAGCAGAAATATATCAACGAATATAACGCTGCGATATTAGGCGTTTATAGCGAGGCAGAAGCCGCTGAAAAGGTCGAGGCGTATAAAGTATTCTTGACAGAGCGAAACGCTCTAAAAACGCAAGTAGATGCCGATTGCAGCGAGTTAGGCATTAAATAAGATTTGAACGATGATTAAAATTCATTATAACGATACTTTTCTTGAAGTTCAGGAGAGCGATAGTAGCTATCGCTATCGCTCTCTTATGCGTAAAACTCAGCTTGTATTAAAGTACTCGTTACCTGAGTATATCGAGATACCTGTTGGAGCGTGGTGCGAATTTCAAGGTCAAAAATTCTTCCTGATGTCCTCTCAGGATTTCAAGAAGAACGGAACTCGTGATATTGAGTACACCCTCACGATGTATGATGATGAGGCTCGACTTGGTCTATACAAACTCCGTAATCCGATAGACCGCCGATTGAAGTTCTCGATGTGTGCGAAGCCTCACGAGTTCTTGGAAGTGATAGTCGCCTATATGAATGAAAGAGATAGCTCAGGGGTGTGGAAAGTCGGTACTTGTATTGATGCGCCTGAAAAGACTATCGAATTTAATCATACTTACTGCGATGAAGCTTTACAGAGCGTAGCAGATGCCTTTGAGACGGAATATGAGAATAATAATCATACTATCTCGTTGAGAAAGGTTGAGTATTTCAAGGAAGACCCTCTCCCTCTCGCTTATGGCAGGGGTAATGGTTTTATGCCGGGTGTAGGCAGAACTACGCAGAGTAATGAGCTGCCGATTAAAAGGCTCTATGTTCAGGGTGGAGAGCAGAATATCGACCGTAGCAAATACGGTTCGGCTGAGCTTCTTTTGCCTAAGAACCAAACTCTCGAATATGAGGGTAGAACTTATAAAAGCGATGCAGAGGGGTACTATATTGAGCGATATGATAAGGTCTCAGATGCGGTCAAAGATGATAGCCTCGACTGCTCGGAAATCTATCCCTCTCGTGTAGGTAAGGTTTCATCAGTTGAGTGTATCAATGCTGAAAAGAACTTCTACGACTTTATCGACCTGACCATTCCTGAGGATTTGAATTTCAATGATTATATCATCGAGGGCGAGACTCCTTATATCCGCTTCCAAACTGGTATGCTCTCAGGAGAAAAGGAGTTTGAATTTACCTATAAGCACGCTGAGAGACGATTTGAGATTGTGCCTCAGGAGATAGACGGTGTTATTATGCCTAATGAGACTTTCAAGCCTGAGGCAGGGGTAGATACTTACGCTGTATTCGGTATAAATCTGCCATACGATAGCGAATATGTTTGCGATAATAAAACTCAAAGGGGTGCTTCGTGGGATATGTTCAGAGAAGCGGCTCGCTATCTGTATGAACACGAAGACCAGAAGTTTACTTTTTCGGGTACTCTGCAATCTCTTTGGGCGAGGAGAAATTGGGCGAATGTCGGAGGTCGTTTGATTGTCGGTGGGTATATTCTCTTTACCGATAATCAGTTTGCGAAAGACGGTATTTCTATCAGGATTGTAGGAGTGAAAGATTTTCTCACTTCTCCATATTCTCCTACTATCGAGATTTCAAACTCGGTATCAGGCTCAAGTCTCAGCTCTCAGCTCAAAGAAATCCAAAATCAGGAGGTTCTCATCGATGATACCAAAAAGAGTATTATCCGTTTCACGAAACGCAGATTTCGTGATGCTCAGGAGACTATGGAGATGCTCGAAGATAGCTTGTTGAATTTCTCAAATTCGATAAATCCTATCACTGTGCAGACTATGGCAGCTCTTGTGGGCGATGAGAGTTTGCAATTCCGATTTGTGAGCAGTCGCACGAACTTGACTCAGGTAAACTTTCAGGTTGATTACAACAATGAGACAAAGCAGCTCTCCTGCCCTCATTCGTTCCTGCAACATATGACAATCGGCATTTCTTCCATTTCAAGCACTCACGCAAGCAATGAGTATAAGATATGGGAGATGAGTGAGTTTCTCTCTGCGGTTCTTGACGATGCTTCAAAGAAGTACTATCTCTATGCAAAGGTAAGCCGAGATAATACCTCAGAAAAGGGCGTTTTCCTGCTTTCTGAGAAGAGTATCGCACTTGATGATGTCTCAGGTTATTATCATCTTTTGGTGGGCGTATTGAACTCGGAATACGAGGGAGAACGAAGCTATGTATCTCTGTATGGATTTACCGAGATATTGCCTGGTCGTATCACTACCGATAAGATTGTTTCGGGTAATGGAGAGAGCTTCTTCGATATGGTGGCCAACTCTATGAAGTTGGGCGATGTTCTCGATTTCAATACACAGGGAGACGGGAAACTGCGACTGAAAGGAACGCTCGTTCAGAGTCAGAGTGGAATTGAAGCTCCTATGGGTGTTTATCGAGGGGCTTATAATTCAGGCTATACCTACTATCAGGGCGATGAAGTGAGCTATTTTGACGGTAATTTTACTTCAACTTATCGATGCACTTCTGCAACTCCTATCAAGGGTATAGTTCCGACTAATACAAGCTATTGGGAGGTTATTGCTCAGGGTAGCAAAGGCGATGACGGAGTAGGAATAAACACGGTAGAAGAGTTCTATTTAGTTTCATCTTCTGCAACAGGTGTAACTACATCTACGAGCGGTTGGAAGACTACTTTGCAGACAACCACCGCAGATAAACGCTACCTTTGGAATTATGAGAAAATAACCTATTCTAATAGCGAAACTGTCTCATCAACTCCTCAGGTAATTGGAATGTATAGTGAGGACGGAAGAGGTATCAAGAGTATTACCGAGTATTATCAAAGAAGTACATCGGGCAGTACCGCTCCTACCTCTTGGCTCACTTCACCTCCTGCATTGACATCTACCTATAAATATCTTTGGAATTACGAGGTTGTAACCTATACCGATGATACCACCTCTCAGACCGAAGCGGCAGTTATTGGTATATATGGCGATAAGGGCGATGACGGAGTAGCAGGAGATTATTACGAGTATCGATATGCGGTCAATGGTTCAACCTCTACGCCTCCCTCATTATCGAATACGAGCCGTAATCCGAGGGGTTGGATTACCTCAGTTCTGAGTGTCGGCAATCTGCAATAC